CAATTTCAGCAGGAATAGGTCCTGCTAATTGGTTACTTTCAAGCCAAAGAGAGTACAGATTAGTCAAATTTTTGATTTCAGAAGGAATTGAACCTGTTAATTGGTTTTCTTGAAAATTAAGCTCTGTAACCACACCATTTCCAACAAATACCCCATACCAACTACTCTCATCTTCTCCAAACCCATCATCAGCAAGAGGAAGAGTTTTCCATCCACTATTATCCGTCCAGCTATCTCCATTGGTACTGTTATACAAAGCAATTAAAGCTGCACGCTCACTTGCTGGGATTACAGATGAAAATGCCGATCCAGAGAATCCAAGCAACAAAACGACAGCCATGCAAATTATTGTCAATTTTTTCATAAGCTTTAACTCCTTTTCATTATTGTTTAAACATTTATTAATCAAAAAAAAGCCATAATAATAAAAAATATTAAAATTGACAATAATGAAAAATTTATGCATCAACAGTCCTTCAGGGGTCATCTTCCGCTCTGAAAAGTCTCACAACATTATCGGCCACAAAAAAACTGAAACCAAGTAAGCAACTACCCAATCGCCAAAACTTAATCAATATACACCCTCTTGTCTGGCACTATCTATAAACATAGATTTATTAAAACTTAACCAAATTGCAGCACCAACAAAATACAGAAAACTCAGACAAATAAATAGAATTAGTCGCAAACCTCGCAGTCATCACAGCCAAACCAATCTGCATTATGTATATCTTGCTTTACTCTCTCTAACATACCGACCATATAAGTAGCGTGATCTGCACCAAAAATACGATACTGAAAACTGCCATCTTCAGAACGATAGGCAACAACTGCATGAGTTATTTTTTTTTCTTTTAAACCCTTAACAAACTCATTAACCTGCTCTTCCCAGGAAATATCTTGCTTTAGCTGAATTACATTAGATTTTGTCGTCATATTTTTTCCCTCAAAATAGCTTATGGAAAATTTTCCATAACTTGTTTTGAAATGGAAGCGAGGGTTGGACTCGAACCAACATAACAGATCTCAGGGGTGTTACCATTACACTAAGCGCCTTAGGCATTGCCATCGACACCATAGGAATCGAACCTATATCACCATTTCCTGTGCATTGCCATTATACTACCTCGCTAAAAAATCTCTTTCTGAGTTCCCAAAATTGATCCTGCCAAATTACCAAACTCATTCCCTGAAGACGATCTCTGATCATCTTCCAATTGAGCCACCATATCAATAAAATCTATTTCAGTATCTACCAAGCCTCTACGTTTATATTCCTCAAAAACAATCTGTCTGGATAACAGCTTGACCTGAAACGCTTTCAGAAGAATATCCAACTCAAAAGAATCCAGAAAATCTCTAAAGTCTGTTGAAATTTCAATAATGCCATTAAATTGCTGTTTTTTCCAATCTGCCATAACCTGGAACATATGATTTAACAACCTACTGAACTCTCCTGCCCATTGTTTCAGTGCTGATTCATTTTCAGCAGCGTCTATAGCCTTCTCAGTTGCTGTGATTGAACCAGATTGCTTAGGCAACATAAACGTCAAACCAAAAAGGGCCATCTGAGATTCAAGATCTTTCAGATCTTGTCTGCCAGCATCAATAGCTGCACCTGAATGCTCTACCACTCTAAGATCAGCGTCTGTTGAATTGGAATGAATAAGGCGGTTAGCACCAAATTTAACCTGGCCCTCATCGTCTACGTCTAAGTTTTTGCCAAACCAGATAATCATCCTGGCATAATGCAAGATATTTCTTTGATCAGATGAAGATTGCCAATGACAAAGATTAAGATTAGCAAGATCCTCCAAAGGAGGAATAGCTGTCATGCAGGTTGCAGATTGACGTTCCCCAGGAATAAAGGAAAGAAGAGGTATGTGCCCAAGCGTAAGCGCTCCCTCTTGTTCCAATACCCATTTATCCTTATCTTTAATTTTGCCCTCATCTTCGTCAAGCTTGCGCCAAAGCTGCCAATCATTTTCATTGACAACTCGAACATAATCAACTGTCTTAACACCAAAGTCCCCATCTGGTTCCTGAACAGATTCTTTAATACGAATCTGAGTAAGAGCAGGGACTCCGTTTCTGTATTCATGACGCCAGCCAATAAGATCCTTTGCCTTAATATGAACAGCATAAGGTCTGATGTTTTCTATTTTAGCCTCCGCTTCTGTTTTTTCAGAAGACACAGAGGGAAAATCAATTAAGATATGTGTAATGCCATCAGCAATACCTTGAAAAAAAACATTTTGAGAAAATGTTTTTAAATCTGTTCCAGCAAGATCAATATTATTTACCCAGTCGTCATATTCACCTGTATACATTTGTTTTTTTAAGGCAGGAGATTGGTTTTTTTCTTGTTCTGGATACATATCAATATGCCAAGTCTCTTTACGGCCAAAAACCTCCCCAGTTAGTTTCTGCAATGTTCTCTTAAAAGCATTCAACAAAACGGTTCTTTTCAGACGTGCTTCATAATTGATTTGTTCCTCTCCACGCTCTTTGGGCAGGAACATAGTACCAGCTTCTCTCATTGCATGAGTGCCACCTAAAAGAGTGTTTATTAAATAAAGACGCTCCATATACGCTTCATATTCTGCCAGAGGCTCACTAACCTGTTTAAAAATTGTTTCTTCAGCCATCTTTTTTCTCCTCAAAAAAACATATTGTAAAAAGCCTCTCGTTAAAACAAAGCAATGCTTAATCCAAAGAGGCTCTGAAGAATATTTTTTTTAAATCACTCCCACATATATCTACACTGCACTTTCATTTCCTGTATATTAAGGCTTTCTACAAAACGCCTCATAGCTGCCTTATTAACAAAATCAATAACAAAAGTGCCAGAGATAGAAACATCAACCATAATGCACCTATATCTATATTGCTTAGAACATCTGTAATAGATTCTAAAAAACCAAACCAAAAAAAATATTTTGAAATATTGAGCCACCTGAACAAAAAACAGCATCTACGTTTTGATGCATTACTCATCCTCCCAAATAATAACATTCCTAACTCTGGCAGGGAAAAATTGACTCCTAACACCAATTGAAAAATGACCTTTTTTATTGCAATGAGGGCATTGAATCGGATCTTTGTCATAGGCAAAGCCATTTGGTAAAAGAGGAGCTGTAAACACAGCAACAGGGGTATCACATTTAGGACACCATTCTCCTGGAAAGATGCGCCAGATTCTATTGTCTTTAAACTGTTTTGATTTGTTTTCAGCTTTGTTTCTATTTCTAACTTTTTTTGTGATTTCTTTGCATAACATGCAATCACAAAAAGTTGGCTTTATTTCTGTTTTATCTGGCATAATCATACCTTTTTAACAACTTAGGTCACTATATTTTTTTTAGGGCTATGGCCATATCTCCGAGGGTCTATAAAACTAACGTCTAAATCTATTTAAAAAACAATATGTTAAAAAAAGCCACATTTAACGCCAAAATTACCTATTTTGTAAATATCGTATTTTATCCTCTAAAGCGTTTATTTTCTCCTCCAAAACGCCAAGAATTTCCTGAATATAGCCCTTTGTCACCCAATCCAAACGGAAGCTAACATATTGATCTTGCGTACTTTTTTTAACTCTCTCTGTTATCTCTTCAAACATTGATTGGCTCCTTGATTAATCAATATGTTTTAACAACTTAGATCACTATATTTTTTTTAAACCTGATTTTATCAACCCTCGGGATATCAGCTATCGCTATCAATAAATTCAGACACTTAAAAAACTGACAAAAACAATATTTTTACTACCTATTTTGTAAATATCGTATTTTAAAACAGGTTATGGAAAATTTTCCACAACCTATTTTAAATTAAATGCTCTGTATTGTAACTTTGCGATCTCTAACAGGGAATTCAAAACTTACATAATACCCCAGTCCGTCACTGATATGGCTTCTCTGAGGGTCATTCTTTTTATCTATGGCAAACTCAGTAGAATCAGCAAGCCTGGTACCTTCCAAATCTTTTATAACCTGTTTACACCTGGGGTCTATCATCATACGGACATCCCCAGTCATACTCTTTAACCGTGAGTTTACTGCATTAATTCTGGAGCGAACTGAGGGATTCGCCTTTGGCACCTTTAGAACAAAACGACTGCCAAAAACAGGCCTTAAAATTTTGCTAACTAAGTCCCAATCTGATCCTTGAACCTTTGCTGTTCCTCTGTTCCCACCTGTTGCATCTCCATATACAAAAACTAAATCTTGATGTCTGGAATACTGATGCAGAATCTGATTGCAAACTTTCACAGTGTTAGAGTTTGTTTCTATCCAAATCTCATCTATAACGGCTGTTCCAGACAAACCATTAGGAAGATTTTGTTCCTGCATAATAGCAGCAACACCAGGCGACACATTAAAATCAAGGCCAATTATTAATGGTAAATTTGGTTTATACTCAAATTTAGTGGCTGCATGAATTGACCTATCAAAGCAATAATAAACCTGCCCTTGAAAAGTCACAAAATCAGCCTCGTATTCTTGCCTAAACGTTAGCTCATCTAAATCTCTCTTAGCAGCCTCTATCTCATAATCTGGTAATATCTCTGCTGACTTCCATGTAAAGCCAGACCAATCAAGATATTCTGGAGACAAGGAATTTTGATATAAATCATAATAATGATTCCTGCCTTCAGGAACACCTATCAGCCAACACCAGCCATTTCTATCAGAAAGAGCAGGGCGAATATTGGCTCCCCAAGCATGAGGTTTTATATTGGCTATTTCATCTACAATACCTCCATCCCAGGGAGAGCCCTCAATGCGCTCTGGTTTATCCATACCAAGGACATGAATCTCAGCACCGCTTATGCAATATATTATTAAGTTGCCTTCTGATGGCTGTTTAGACCTAAGAGGAGGAGGAATTAGCTCTTTTAAATCTTGCCAGAATATACGCTTGGCCTGATTATATGTAGGGGCAGCAGCAAAGTATCTTGGAGGCTCTGACTTCCAAGGAGAAAAAGCTTTTTCCACTAACTTTCGCTTGCTTAACTCACTTTTTCCAGAACGCCTTCCTGCTGGAACTACATTAAATCTAGATTGTGAATGAAATAAACAGGATTGGGTATAATGAGGCCGTAAAGGATAGTTACGCTTAGACAGAGGAATCATTATCTTTTTTTCTTTTTTCCTCGAAATCTTCAGGTTTCTTAATGTTGGATTGCAACTGACTCATGTATTCATTAACTTGACGTGCTTTTTCTTGAGGATCAAACCCTGTATCCAAATGCTCCAGGTGATATAAACTTGGCAAAAGCCTTTGCAAACGCCAAGCTGAAGCTTGCCAAGAAGGTGTAGATTTTTTCCTCGTTACAACTTCCTCAATCAGTGTTTTTTTGCCCTTAACATTCCTATAGGTAGTCTTGGTTTCTTCCCACTCATGGCCAAAAAATGCTGCTTTATCAATATTTTTTATGTGCAAATTATATAGAGTAGCCTTAGCTTTTTTGTATTCCTTATAGAATTTGGTATAGATAGAACGTGCTGTTCCAGCCTCTCCTTTTCTTAACCATGTATAGATACAAGTGTTGTTAAAACCAAGAATATCAGATAGATCTGAATCTGTATGCCCTTTGATCACCAGATCACTTATCTGCTTAATCAATTCATTATTCAGAATCGTCTTTCTTCCACTCCATCTTCTTTTTTCTGCCATAATCAATTCGACCCATAAAAATTAAAAAAAAAGAAAATTAATTATCATATAATTAAACTAACTAATTAATTAATTTATTGCAAGGAAAAAAATAAAACAGGTTATGGAAAATTTTCCATAACCTATTTTTAGAAGAACAACTAAGCTTATATTTCAGAATGACGACCTCTTTTAACTGATATTATCCTGTTAGTATCTTTATTGGAGGTTATTGTAAAATCACCATTTGGGAAGTAAGCTATCCAATATTTATTATTTGTTCCAGGCAAGGTTTCTGGATAGCCATATTGATCAGCTAAAAAGCCTGCATTCTTAGGTGTATACTCCATACCAATCAAAGAAGACGTATTGATTTTACTGGAAGACATAGAGCGCTCCATATACGAAGACGAAGAGCTTAAAAGCTGGTAGATGATTATAAAAGCCATAGTTACAGAAAGAGAGGAATAAGCTTTAGTGTCTATCTTATTTTTAAACCCAGGCATAAGGCTCATAATGCCAAAAACAACCGAACTCATAAAAACAAAAAACATTAAAGAGCTGGAGATTAGCGAATAAACAGAACAAATTACTAACAATACAACTGGCACTATCCCAATCCTCTTAGGTTTTTGTTTTTTTTCTTTAGCTGCCTTAGCATCAATCATTTTTTTAACAATTACACCACAAAAAGGGCATTCTTGAATTTCAGAATTTATTTCTTTTCCACAGTTACACACTATTTTCATTTTTGCTATCCCCCTGATTATATTATGTTATTAAAAATATACAATAAACATAATAATAAAATAAATTTAATTTAAAGTAAATAAATAAATATTTGACTATATTTAACGCTCTTCAAGTTTTTCCTTCAGGTATTTGCAAACATACTGAGGATCTTTGTTGTCAATCATGTTACTTGCTGTTGCGGCAGATACTCCAATATGACGAGCGATCTGGCTAACACTTGTTGTTGTATTTTTATACAGAAACTGAGCTGTCTCTTTGTTTTTCAGATATTGCTTTATTTTTTTTGAAAATGCGATTTTTTCCTTGGGCAGGCTGCGACTCTTGGGAGGTGTTAAGATTATGAAGTGTGTTACCTCCTCCATCTTCCTTAAGAAAGTGCTGTCTACAACCCTATAAGCTCTGGTCAAATCCTCTGCATAAATTTCTGAATATGTTAGCAAGCGCAAATTGTCTTCTGGATACCCATCACGTTCTACGCTAAACCATTCTATTTTCTTTTTAGAATCTTTCTTTCGGTTAAACCTGCAATCCTCCACAACTTACAGCCTCCTGACTTTTAACTGAATATTTTTTAAGAACTATGCCTTGGTTTTGATCTCCTCTAACTTGCGGCTGCCACCAGTGCCTCCCTGTCACTTTCCCAAAAAGCGGCTTATCTTCTGAATAATACTTAAAATGACCTCGACACAAATGCACTCTTTTCTTTTGGCCTGGCAAAGAACCAGAAGCTTTCAAAAAATTTTTCTTAGGCAACAAAACATTAAGAGTGTGATAATCAAGAATAGGTCGTTTTTTACTCTTGAGGCGCTTTTTATTTAGCTTACGAGGAGCTTTTTCTGTTTTTACAGCGATATTCTTGCAATTAAGCATCATCAAAGCCGAATTTACAGCCCAAAACTCTTCTCCGTTATCCTCGGTAAAAACAGTCAACAACTGGTTTTTAGACAACCCCTGATTATTACAGTAAAAATAATTATTGGGATATAAAAAATAAGCAACAAAAGTTGCTCTCTGATCCCCTTTTCCAAAATAATAAAAAGAAAGCTCTTTATTTATATTATTAGGAATGAAATAATTTGCTGGATTGGGAAAAATTAAAAATACCGCTGGGCAGACCTCCCATCTCATGATATCTGCGTAATAAAAAAAAGATATCATAAAAAAAGCTGTATTAGGGTCAAAACAAAACTCCTCTGGTACATTACTTTTAAAACCCTCAAACATATGAGGGGCATTGTGAAAGCCAACCAACAGCACAGCTCTCCTTGGAACATGAACCTTTTCTCTGCCAAAAATATCAAAATTACACCCTCCCTGTATAGGCTTATGGAAATAATCAAACCAGCAAACATCATAAGGCAAACGGATATCTTCCCCACACCTGCCTGTAAAGGCTGGAAAGACATCTGCATACTTTTCAATAGCGTTGGTTAAAATTTCATAATCACCAAAATGGAATCTCTGAGATTTCTGAATTAAAGAAACAAGAAATTTGTTAATGTCAGAAACCTCTTGCAGTTCATCAGAGCTTTTACGAACCGTTTCCAGACGCTCTATTACCTGATGAGCATACATAATATCTCCCCCTTTTTCCCCAAAACAAGTTATGGAAAATTTTCCATAACCTGTTTTGAACTAACTAAGTACTTAATTTATTAACGATACAGAGTTATAAAATGACCAAAATATTTATCAAAAGTTTCAATTAAATTTTCATAATCGCCTGACTCCATCTTTTCAGTGATCTTATTTGCGTCAAGTCCCAGTTGATTGGCAAATCTCCTGGCTACTCCCAAAAGATAGAATGCATTACCTTGTGGCCCTGTAAGATCAATAAACATTTGTTTTGGTTTCTTTTTAATTGCCATCTCTATTCTCCTATTTAATTAGACTCTAAAAGTAACTCTTCCCAGTCTGCCAACTCATAGCCAGAATTTTCAACCAACTCGATCTGAGCAGAATACGTCAAGCCCATGTTGAATCTGAGATAGTTGGCAATGTTACCTGCCAAAACTGAATCTTGTTTGGCAATTGCCAATTTTATCACTTTCACAATTCCACCTTTCCCCATAATACCCCCTTAGATTGCATGAGATCGTCTCTATTGCATTTTTATTGCTAACGAATATCTTTATATGCCTTAAGCCTTTAAATCGCTTGTAGCGCATACAAAGAAGTGAGAGGGGGTTTACCCCCTCTTGGTGTTTTATTTTTTTGTTCCTGGCATTTCAAAAGGATTGTTGTCTAACCAGTCCCCAACTTCCTTTTCAAGAAGTGTCAAGGCTGTTTTCAGATCGTTTTTAAATTTATTTTTTGTGGTAAGCTCATCCATTTTGACATAGACCAAATCTGAGGCAATCTTTTCAGCATATCTCTTAACCCTCTTGGCAATTTTTTTCATGTCTTCGGTTTTTTCGGCAGGCGGCAATTCCTCAGTTTCCTTACCTTCCAAGCGATCCAAGATTATTTTGGCTGACTTATTGGCTTTGTTAACACTTTTGTTCAATTCTTCTCTGAGTTTTTCGGCCTCATCTTCCATTTTTTTCTCAGTTAACTGAGAAATGACACCAACAACTTTTACGGCTGCATCAGCGGTCTTACCAGACCAGTTAATATTTTTGGCTGCCAAGTCTCTGGCTGCCCCTTCGCTAATCCCTTCTTTGTTTTCATCATTAGATTTTTTTTTGCCTGCTGCCGCTTGACGTTTTTTTGCTTTGGCAGTTTCGAGAGTGCGATACATAACGTACTCGTTTGCTTTTTGTTCGTTAGTTTTGTCACGGTGCTTGTTGCTTTCTAAAATCGCTTCCATCTCTTCAAACTCATCTTTAAACCCATTTTTTACCACTGTCGGCACTTTTGAAAGTCCCAATTGCTTCGCTGCAAAGTATCGTCTGTGGCCAGAGAGAATCTTTTTCTCTTTCGTTATGACAATCGGACTAATAATCCCTTGAATCCTGATACTTTCCACCAAAGTATCAAACTCTATACCTGAAACGTTAGTGCCATAAATTTTCTCATTAACTGGATTTACTATGAGTTCAGTGATTGCTGTATTAGCCATGATGTTATCTCCTTTAAATTATGTAAGTGTTTAGTTTAATCGTTTATATATTATTTAAAATTTTTACTATTTATTTGGCAAAAAAATTAATCGTTTCCTTTTTTACCTGTTTGTTGTTTTTTTCGTCTAACTTAAACTACTTATCGCATATTGTCTTTTTTATGTCAACAGTTTTTTTTAAATGATATGAATTTTTTTCAATTATTTATATAACTTCAGAATCTAAAAACAAAAACAGGTTATGGAAACTTTTCCATAACTTGTTTTTATTTTATTTAGCCATTAAATGAATTGATTTATATCCCTGTTCTCTTAATATTTCTACACACTCTTGAGCCAAAGTATATTCGGAAACTTTCATTTCATGATTGCATCTTTTTGAGTTTGCTTTGGCTTTTTCATCATAGCGAATAACAAATTTAATCATGTCTATCTCCCCTTTTTTACCTGTTTGATTGTTTTTTCGTCTAACTTAAACTACTTATCGCATATTGTCTTTTTTATGTCAACAGTTTTTTTTAAATGATATGAATTTTTTTCAATTATTTATATAACTTCAGAATCTAAAAACAAAAACAGGTTATGGAAAATTTTCCATAACCTGTTTTAGTAATAAAAAAAATTAAGCACTCAAATCGTTATTTTACATTCTCAAACAACTTCCTGACCTATCAAAGAAATTTTCTCCCCACAGTGAGGACATTCGATTTCAAACAATTCACTGTTGTCTTCCTTTTCAGAACCAGAATCTATGTCATTGTCTGTTGCTGTATCATACTCCGAAAAGTCAAAATCTAACATATCCTTAAACGCCTGTATCTCTTCGCCAGTGTAGGGCATGGTTTGAGAAAGTTCCTCAATTGAATATTTAGAATTTAACTCGTCAATCAACTCAGCCAACTTAACTTGATCTGTCTCAAATTTTGTTTCATTCGTCTCTATAGCTATACGCTTAGCCTGGTAATCAGATATATCTCCAAGATCATAACAAACTGCCGTTTTAATTCCTAATTTATTCAAAGCAGCTATACGATGATTGCCGTTTACACACTGATAAAACCCAGTTTCAAGCTTCCTAACCAATAAATTCTCAATTTGACCATTTGTTTTAATATTATTTACCAGCTTCTCTAAGAGAACTGGATCATCTGTTTTATAATTCCAATCGGCTGTAGCTATCTTATCAAGTGCAATCTCTTTAAAATTTTTAAATAAAGAATCTGTCTTTTTTTTAGCCATCCCAAACGACTCCTCTCTTAGCCCATAATTTTGTTACGTGTTTTTCAAGTTTCTGAAAGGCAAGTAAATTTCTTTCCGTCTTCAAGCTTGGCTTAAGAAAAACATTAACATGCTCGATCTTTCGTCTTTTAATATTCTCTTTAGCTCGTACATTCTTGAATTTCATGACTTTGCCATTCACATATTCTTGATATTCTCCATACTTATCCCCATTAATCCAAGTTGAACTGTCTACCGAAAAAAAAGGGATATTGATCATTTTTTCATTAGTAGTGACAGCAAAGCCATGAACCTTCACACCAGCCTCGTAAGCCAACCTAACCAATCTGAATAAAACAGGCTCCTTAACCAACTTCGTGATGCCTACTGCTACATAAGAATAATTATCAAGAAACGCCTTCCAGTCTTTCAGACCCATATTAACATGCCAGACAGGGATCAAATTATTGCAGAATTGCTCTAAATACCTTCGCACCTCTTGAATCTTTTCCTTTGGAAACAGATTGTATATATCCATCTCTGCACAGCCGATAAAATGCTTAGAGTATCTCTTGAGGAACTCACCATAAGCAACAACTACGTCATCAAACTGTTTTGGAGTAACCCCTTTTTGCAGAGTGGCTGCCCCTGAATCACAAAAAATTGTCTTGCCTTTAAAATCAAACAAGAGCTTATCTGCGGCTTCATAATTGTTAATGCCAAACTTGCCCTTGTTCATGATATGATACGAAAATAAAACGTTCTGAACATTGTGTTTAAGCAGATAGACTCTGCTTCTGACTGATTCGGCAGTCGCCAAAAAAACTCTCATATTTAATCCTATTTTGCTGCTCCTGAGCCATTATCGGACACAGTTGCTTTCTGGCAGGAACACCCATCAACATATCTAAAGTCAGATCCTCTATATTATAATTAGAACCTGCATAAATTTCTTTATAACTGTCCTTAGCGCAAGGCAAAACCTCACCATCTGTAAGGATAGTCAGATTTCTTCTATATCGCTGACAGGAATCATGAGTAAATGGAGGTTCAACTGTAAACCCAATTTTGCTTAAATACGTCAACCAATTTAGATAATTGGTTTTATCGTTAACAAAAGGTCTTGTCTCAACAGAGATAGGCATACGTAGATAAATAGAATCAACACCCTGATCTAAATATCCCTCTAAATAAATTTTTTTCAAATATTCATAGCCAATAGGTTCGGTAGGAACAAAATATAAAGTAATCTTTTTTTTCAGAGCATTACTGAGTTCACAGATATCAAAGTGTTTATAATTGAGGGATAAATAGATTTTATCTATGTTGTTACTACAACTCAGATATTTAAGGTTTATCCCATTGGTATTGATATAGATTTTCTTATGATACAGATAGCGCAGAGATGTTATAATTTTCTCAAAATGCTGAATATTATATAGAGGCTCTCTGCCACTAATCATAACACTGCGAATATCCCATTTTAAAATTTTCGGAATGACATAAGTTGAAAAAAAATCTAAATCCATATAGTCAGGCTTTTTTCTAAGATGATCATAACTACAAAAACTGCAATTCTTCTGACACAGATTATTTATATATAAACGAAATTCCTCAATTCTAAAATAACTGGAGACATCTGCCTCTATTGCCGTTTTAAGACCTGATTGCTGTGCCTCATAAGCTGTTTCAAGGCATTTGCCACAAACACCACAGTGCTTGTCTGCAATAGCAAAATCACATGATATGCAATCAGAAATATCAACCAACTCTTCCTTAGCATATTCAAAAACATCTCTTGTAGACCAAGAAACAAAAGGGGCAATAACCGAAAGCCCACCTGCTTCAGCAATCGCATTAACATCCCTAACAAACGCCTCTGAACAGTCATACCATGTCTTCATCAAGTAATGCTGGCCAGCTCGTTTAATGGCCATATAAATCTCATCGCACTCTTTTATCTTAGCAAAATACAGAGATAAAGAAATAAAAGCTGCATTTCTAAAAGGTATCTCATTGTTACTATTATAGATATCCACAGAATAAATAAAAAACTCAACACTATATTGTTTTGCGTGCTGTGAAGCATAAGTCAGATGAGATCTGTTATTAGGCATAGCAAAAAACAAAGCATAAACATTTTCACTACCAAATTTTTTAACAACCCTATGCAAAAGGACTTTGCTGTCTACACCTCCGCTAAGTAAGACTAATTTTTTCATTTCTACCTCTGCATAGAGTCTGAAAATACTCGATCTGGTAACAACATAGAACCTTAGCCTCTATTAAACGATATTCATCTAAATTAGTAACCCTGAAAACCTCTGCCTCCAAAAAAAGATTGTCAATGTGGAACTGTGACTTATCAATTGATCTGGAAAAGCGCATGTAATCAGAATCCTGATACACTTTGAGCAAAAAGCCTTCAGCAATAAGATCATAAGTTCTGGTAGACGGTTTCAGGAAAAACGAAAATACAGGTCCATCTTTGCGAAAAGTTACTGCCCAGGCCCCAATTGTTAATGAATTGACATTATTCATCAAACAATACGAGACAACAACTGGAATGATCGGAACGTCAGAGTGTCTAAGTTTAAGTTTAAGTTTCATTTTCCTATTAACCTCAAAAACTCAGTACGAACATTGTAGTCTTTAAAAGTTCCTCTGATTGCAGAAGTAATTACAGAGGCAGACCTCTGCTTAACACCTCGCATAGTCATACACATATGCTGACCTTCAACTACACACATAACACCATCAGCATCTAAAGTTTCATATAAAACATCTGCCAACTCTGCCGTTAGAGTTTCCTGTAAAACGGGCCTTTTTGCTAACAACTCAGCCAATCTGGGCAACTTGGACAAGCCAATCATTTTCTGCATAGAGATATAGCCAAGATTTATTGTGTATTGAACAGGCAAAAAGTGGTGAGGACACATAGAAAAGCACTCAATATTATCTGCAAGAACAATACCTTCGTAATTTGAAGGGAAACTTGTTGACAATATTTCCTCTATTTCTTCTTCGTTATAAAGACCTTCAAATATTTCATAAAAACTCTGTAGGATTCTGAAGGGAGTATGTTTAAAATTAGGATCAGACAAATCAAGATTCATTGCAGTTAATATATCACGAATACCGCGAAGCAACTTCCTTTCAGCAAATTTTGCTTCTCTTGATTTTCTAATATCTTCCTTATGTATCTTTGCATGACAGCGAGCGCAAAGAATCTGCAAATTCTCAATATCGTTATTGAAACGATCACCATCAATATGACGAACATAAAGTTTTTCACCATTACCGCAAAAAAAACATTCATTAGGCAACAATGCTAAGGCTTTAATTCTGTAATTAGATGCATTTTCCTTTGCGAACTGATGAAAACATGCCTTGCTACAAAAAGAACCATTAGTATGATTCCCAATCTTATAAATAAAAACATTTCCACATTGTTTACAGACGCGGCTTTCTCTATGTTCTCCATACTTACGCATTCTCTTAAGTTTTTTTTGTAACTTCCGATCATTTTTTCGAATTAACGCCAGCTCTTTAACTCGCAGGTTTTTTTCATTACTCTTCCATTGTTTATCTGCATTGTCTGACCTTAAAGATTTCAATTCAAAAGATTTAGATTCACCATATACCTCGCTATATGTTTTTCCTCGTAAATGAGACACACGACTATGCGCCAGCCCATCACAATCAATTGGAGAATCTGGATACTTAGACTGATATTCAGCCATAGTCATATTATGTGACTTTAAATGGGTATTGGTAATCCTTCTGAAATTCTTACCGCATACTTCACACTTTATCGTACCTACCGAATTCCTAATAGCTTGTGTGTTTGCAGGCTTAATCTCCATTTCTTATCAACCTCTCCATTTATCTGATTTAGCAAAGTAACCGCTGATATAAACTCAAATTTTCCATCTCTTTCAACTGGGGAAAGATAATAGCGATCTGCCTCAATTAATCTTTGGATGCGCTTTAGATACTCAATAGTGAAACTCCCACCATCTACAGGGATCCTTACTTCATTTGCTTGAAAAACATTAACAGAGCAACTCTTAGGGGAAACAGAGATATAATCAAGATATCTAGAAATTCTTGCAGGAATTTTATTAGTGCCATTAGTTTCAATTGCAATCCAAGATTTAAACATCTTCAACGCTTTCAAGAACTGCTCTAAATTATGTATAGTAGGCTCGCCACCTGTAATGACAATATCAAAAAGGCCAAAATCAGAAATAACATCTATTATCTCTGGAATTGACATCTCAAACGCTTTAGAATAATCGGTATCACACCAGGCACACTCTAAATTACAACCAGCAAAACGAACAAAAACAACCTCTTTTCCTTGATTAAAACCTTCCATTTGATAAGATTTAAAAATTTCGACAACTGGATATTTAGTCTCTAAAATAGGAAGCGACATTGCCCTCACTCTCTTGTACGTCAACTCTGTAACATTTATCTCCCAACTCATCGCAGATCCACTCTGCTAAATTTTCCGCAGTAGGGTTAAAATCAAAAAGTGTATTAAGATGTTTATGATCTATCTTGCTCGAAATTTTTTTCTTAACCTCAGAAAAATCAATTACCATACCGTTTTTATCTAGCTCTTCTGACTCGCAATGGACTGTAATCATAAAATTATGACCATGTGGGGTCTTACACTTACTAGGGTAATCAAGATTAAGGCAATGGCTGGCAGCAACCTCAAAGGTTTTAATAATTCTGTAATACATATTGGCTCCTTTTGGCTCCTTAATAAACTAAGTAATTAATTAATTAATTAATATCCGCTAAACTCTATTTTCTGTCAAGAAAAAATAAATTAAATAAAAAATAACCTTACAAAAAAATTATTTTTAAGATATAAAAATAAAAAAAATTAATTTTTAAAGTTAGACAAAAACTATGCCTCTAAAAATATCCAAACAAAAAGAAAATAATACAATCGGAGAGAATCTCCGATATTATAGGAAATTAAGGGGTTTTAGCCAGACAGACCTTGGAAACTTAGCTTTTCCAAACTTTAAAGCGCCTTACGCAAGAATAAATAAGTTTGAATCTGGAATACAACCGCCTTCGCCAAGAGACATCCAATGTCTTGCTGAAATATTAGAAATAACACCAAAGGATCTGACAAACGAACAGGATCAAATTATAACCGAAATGCCTAAGCAATATACAGTAAGAAAAGAGGTCTTTACTATGTTGCCAAAGCTAAGGGATTACTATGATATGATCAATCATGCAGCCAAGCTGAACATGAAAAGAATATTAATAGAGACAATCAAAGCTATGGCAGAAGACCCTCAAATAATAGGTGAAGAAAGCACCAAAGATAGCAAATAAAACCATCCCTTAAAAAGTAATTTTCCAAACAACATCTTTTAAATATCAATTAAATACTCCATTTCAAAATCACAAAAAAAACCATAAAAAATAACTTATTATTTATTTTTATCTGATAATAACTTACTTTAATATGCTGTTTTTTAATCAATTTTTATATTAATCAATTATCTTTTAAATCAACATATTATAAATCAATATAAATATCCCAATAAAGCAATTAATTACTTTTTTTTATTATTATTTATTTTTTTTATTAATTTTTTTCTTGACTATTTTTTACTTTTTTATAACTTTAATGCCATCAAACTCAACCTGAATGTCAACCTTAAACCACAAAACACTGTTACGGAGAAAAAACCAATGATTTCCTACAAGACAGCCACTTCAACAATCGATTACCTTGACACCAATTATTTCCTTAGATTTTCTAAGGATCTAGATCACTTCTTTATTCAGCAAAAAGGATTCTTTTTCCAATTTGCAATCATGATAAGCCCAAATCATATCTTTATCTTCAGTTTTGACAGGGATATGTTTTATGGAAAAAAAATAAAATGGGAAAAAATCAAACAAAACAATGACATGCTCTGGCAGACATATCAGTCACAAAACAAAATCCTGTCAAATAAATCATTTATAAAAACCTACATGCAAAGCACAGACGATTTATTACGAAGAAAAGACACAGAGGAATGTGATTTTTTTCACAATGTTTTTTTTAAACATGACAAAAACACTCAAGGATTGATAATCGTTCAAGGGGAAGAAGTTTTAAATATCGAAGCTAACCTTGTTTTCGTTTAAAATAGAAAGCCCCTTGCAAATACAAGGGGCTTTCCAGGGGGATAGGTGTTAAAAATAGGGAGAAACGAACACCTAAAAGGATTTTTTATTATTCAACAGCATAAACATCTTCTAAAGTTATCTCTTGTATTCGAGGCTTCCAAACCATTTGCTTACCGCCTCGCTTTCTTTTTATTTTTCTCCAGCCATACAAATATAAGGACGTTCCAGGCGTTTTGAGCCAATCTATAGTATCTTGCGCTCTTTCAACAAGGATTTTCCTTAAATGCTCAGAAAAAGCCGACCCTGTAGACTGGATACCAACAATACCTTTTTCAGGGTCAAGAGCAATAATATCAATAATTCCGAACAAATCCTGACGAACTCCATGCTGGCCTACATAAGCATTGAATTTTTCGACAATAGCACATTTTAGACCTTGATCTCTGAGCGCTTTAATTGTCCTTTGAGTCGGAGACATACCAGCCATTTTCCCTCCTTCAAAAAGGTTATGGAAAATTTTCCATAACCTTTTTTAAACTAACTAATCTATTAATTATCATGCTGCTTTAGAAATTGCAACCCTGCCATTGATAAAAGCTGATCCATTTTCCTTAACAACAGTTATTTTATCTGACACCAAACCACCAAATTCTTTAAGATGCGTCACAAGAAAGACATTATCTATATCAATGGATTGAATCAGATCAAATGCGCTTTCAATCCCTGCACTGTCCAAAGATTCTGTAACTTCATCAAGAAACACAAAATTAATTTCAGATTCCGCTATTGTTCTGACTATATTATTGAACGCTAAAGCAATAGCGAAATTAATCTTAGACATCTCCCCTCCAGAGTTCCCCTCATATTTAGCAGCGCCGTTTTGATTGATAACACTTATTGAGAATTTGTCTCGATACTCACCTGACTTTAGTTTTTTGATCGTTGAGATCTCTATTTCTATATCAGGATCAAGAATCTGCATGTATTGATTGATAACCTTATTGAGGGCAGGGGTAATATGATCACAGATATACGATTTTAGACCAGAATTACTGAATATAAACTCTAACACCTTCCCTGTTTTAATATCTGCGAGAATAACGTTTCTGCGCCCCTCTAATGCCTTCAAATCCTTTTCCTTAACCTCCAACTCAGCAACAACACCTTTTAATTCTGGCTCATAAGAGGAATAGCGCTCATCAATACTGTCTAATTCTTTTTCATTGTTTGATATTTGGACAAGCAAGCTGTCAATACGTCTTTTTGCACTATATATTTCTGATTCTAACTTGCCTTTCAGAGACATCCTGTCCGAATATTGGCTCCTTGCCAAATCAACCTTCACGTCATATTTTTTAATCGATTCAGAAAGGCTAACAATCTTTTTTTGCATTTTAGTTTTTGTTGCAGAAAAATTAAGCAAAGCCTTTTTGTACTCCTCGATACTGTCTTTATAACGAGAGCCAGCAACTGAAACATCTGATTCACTAAATTCCCTGTGGCAAGTCATGCAGACATCTCCAGGTTTCAAAGACGACAAAGCCTCTTTAGTTTTATCAAGCTCTGAAAGCATATTGGTAATCTGAAAATTAATTTTAGACAACATCTCTTTATGCTTGTCCCGATAATCAACAAAAGCAGCCATCTGGTTTTTATGTTTTTTAAAATCAATAGACTCAAGAGCTGACTGAACACCTGCAACCTGTACGTTAGTGTCATCAATAAACCCCTTTAATTTTTCCACCTCTGATTTACACTGGGTAAGATTATGCATTAATTTACCATGTTCATCTTTTTTCTTCTCAGCAATCTCTGAAATGAGTTTTTCCAAGTATTCCTTTTTTGTAGATAACGAATCTATCTCATTTTTCAATCCCTGCTCTGTTCTATCTTCAGACGACACAACAGATTCCAAACCTGTCAAAAAGCCTTTTATTTTATTTTGTTGATCTGTCAAAACAGTCAGGCCAAGCGCTTGCTCAAACACCTCTTTAAGCTCTTTATCAGTAAGGCTGGCAAACGGTTTAATATCCGATTGACCAAAGTAAGCCATCTTGGAAAAAGTTAGAGCGCTTATTTTAACTATATCTTCAATAGCTGCCTGAGTATCTTTAACAGTCCCCTTTGACAAAGGAATAACTTTCCCACCTGCTGCATACTCAACAAGATTCAGATGCGCCTGACCTTTGCGATTCTTAGCCCTTGTAATTGCATACTTATTCTGAGCAACACTGAAAACAACTACCACTTCGCAATGTTTTGAGTTTTTATGAATAACATCATCTCCCTTTAAGCCTCGTTTTGTCTGCCCATAGAGGCTCCAAAAAAGCGCTTCAAATATTGAGCTCTTGCCAGACCCATTGCTAGTTGCAGTTGTTGAATCTCTGTTGATTCCCTCAACAAAACAAACGCCTGATTTGTCAAAAGAAACCTCACCAAAGGTAATTCCTAAAAAATTATCTATCGTTAATCTTTCTATTTTCATTATGCCCACTCCGCATCTTTACTGATCTCTGGAACAAGATCGAAGTCACATTTTAGAGTATATGCAGGAACCAAAAAAATCGTATCTTTTTTTTTCAATACGATCTGATTATTGTCATCAGCCCTGCCCATAAACAAAAAAACATCTCCGTCTTCGCAAAACTCACAGCTAAACGTATTCATATCACGCACAACTGTCAGACTTCTTTTATATCTCAAACGATACTGCATACTTCCCCCTTGACAATCCTGTCATAAAGAGACAAAAGATGCTCTTTGTTTTCAGTATATTCTGGCATAATATCAATATATGACTCTAACATTTGCCTTGGGCCAGAAATCTCAACAGTCTTTTCATGAAACGACTCAAACTCACGCTCTATCTGGACTACAACCGATAATGCACCTTCTTTAATACACTTGTCTCTAATCTTTTTTGCTGTAGATGGACTCTTGTGGATAATGCGAACATAGTTATCTTTCACCTCAGACACTGATTTGGCTTTCCCATCTGTAATCGTAAGAAATCTTGGTGACTCAATCTCTATGAATTGAGATGTTTGTTTTTTTGTATCAAGTATCCAACAGCCTCTTGCTCCAGAATCACCAAAATTATCCTGCACCAGACTTCCAGATTGAATAATTCTGCCACTTTCATCTTTCCCTGGTGTATGGTAATGCCCTGCAACAATAAAACCAGAGAAAACGCTTCTGAGCGCTTCTGAAGTCAATCCTGTTTCGGGATATCGGCCAAAGCAAAAGTCATCAATTCCCTGATGGATTAAAAAAATATCAGAGGACTCTGATTCAGAAAACTCTGTCTTCAAACTTAAAAACGTCAATTTAAAATCCTCAATCTCATGAATATATGGAATACCAAGTATCCTAATACCCCTCACAGTCAATGCAGATGGTTTCTTAATCACATAAACATCTTTGACATAAGATAACGAATCTATTGCAGACTCACCAACTTGATAAGATTCCTGGTCATGATTGCCAGGAATTATAATAACAGGAAATATTTCAGCGGTTCTGGCAATAAGGTTAACAACCCTGTTGAATACAGACGGCTTAATAAACCCCCTTATATGAAAGATGTCTCCTGCCACTAACATCAACGAACAACCTTTTAACTTACCCACCTCAACAGCGTTATCCCAAGCCTGTTCAATAAAATACAGACGGCTGTTGACTCCCTCTTTATTGAAAGAATGGACCTTGTGATTATGGAAGTGTGGGTCTGATACAACCAAAACTTTCCCCATTTCTATTTCTCCCTAAAGGCGCAGAACGAGTCTACGCCTGTTAAATTAAGTAACTGTTTAATTTACACCACACCCTCAAAAAACTCATCAAAAACGTCTTTCAATATTAATTCGTGATAAGCATTCACATAGCCCCAGCGACCATGTTTAACTCTGGAAATATGGACACCTCTTTCTCTGGACAGAGAAGATGCACTTTTTCCCAGGTATTTAGCCATCTCAGCATCAATAGAAACATCGTAAATATTTGCATAACCTGTAATAGCAAAATATCCTGGATCATCTTTGATTTTATGTTTTATAGCATCTACTTCGTGGCTGATTTTAAGTTGATCGGCCTTCAACTTTTCCTGTTCTCTTCTGGTTTCAATTTGTTCCTTTTCAAGTGCAACAAGCATCTGAGCCTGCATTAAAATTTGTTCAGACATTGAAAGCGGCTTGGTTGAATAAGAACCCGTCTTCCTGATTGACGGCAGGACTTCCTTAGTAATCCACTTACGGAATTTTTTTGCCTCTGGTTTGTTAGACCTGAGAATAAGCGTATAAAGACCTGGCTCGTTAATAATCTTCATTTCTCTAATTTGTCCACCTGACTGTAACTTTGTTACAGTCAGGTCTTCTTCTTCCAAACCTTTTAACGCTTGGGTAATGTGACCAAGTTCAAGAATATCACAAACATCTTTAGCTACCCACCAAGGTTCACCGTCTTCACCAATAATAGTTCTTACTTCGTTTCCTTCATAATCGAATATTGTTAGGTCTTTCATTTTTATTTCTCCTTCCCTTTTTTTTGGTTCATATAAGATATGGAAAATTTTCCATACCCTTTTTTTCTGCAATCATTTGAACATTATTAATGCCTTTTTGTATAGTTCTGAATCCTTGTTGAATTTCTCTATCAACTGCGCTCTACGGTATTTCTTGCCCTCAAACTCCATCCAGCCTGCCGCAGATCCTAACATCTTCTTTTCATGCAAAGCATCCACATGACTGGCCACAAGATCAATCCCTACCTTAAAACTGCTAATATATGTTGCTTTCTCATATGGGATATAAACCTTGTTTTTCACCACAGTAGCTTCTACATTTTCCCCAATGATAGTGTCTCCACTTTTAATTTTTTGCTTTTTTGTCAGTTTAACTCTGACAGAGGCAAAAAATTTGAGTGCATTGCCACCAGAAGTCTTCTCTTTTTCGCCATAAATAACGCCTGGATTAGAACGGGTCTGATTTAGGAAAATCAGAGTTATGTTGCTTTTGCTGACCATCTTAGACAACTGTTTCAAGCTGGAACTCATCACTGCCGCCAAACTCAGACGGGTCTTCATGTTCCCATTCTCATAAGACGCTGCCAGTTCCTCCATAGTGATCATAGAAGCTACTGAATCAACAATAACAGTAACAAACTTATCTGGCTGATCCTTGCGAACAATTTTTACAATCTTGTCCAACATTGAAAAGCCCTCTTCCGCAGAATCAGGCTGTTTATAGATGAATTTTTTTTTATCGTCAGACAAGCCAAGTGTCTTAGCCCGTTTCAGAGAAAACGCATGTTCATAATCGAGGAAAATCGCTAAACCGTTCTTTTTCTGTGTTTCAATCAATGCCATAGTTGCAAGAAGCGTCTTACCACTACTCTCGCTTCCGTAAATTTCTGTTAAGCGCCCGACTGGGAAGCCTCCAGAGTAACTCCCACTGAGAGATTGATTCAGTGGGAGATATCCTGTTGATAACCAGTCAGAGACATCTTGATTGCAATCGTTCTCTCCGATAGTTTTGTAGATTTGATCTATAAAACTCATTGGTTATCAACCCTCCCTAAACCATAATATCTTCCTTAAGAGCGGCTGCCAGACTTTTTTCGATATCAAAATCATCTGCGCCAACACTTATATCCTCTGACTCCGATATATCCTCTGACTCCGATGCATCAAAAACTTCAGACTCATCGTTGCTGAGAACACTTGTCTTTTCAGTTTCTGAAATTTCTGGCATAGACTGGGAAAAAGATGCTGATTCTTTTTTATTCTCCAAAGCATCTGCATGGCTACGATTATAAGAATCAATATATACAAGCGCATTATCACGCTTAACCGCTAACTTCTCTATATTTTCAAGTCCGAACATCTTGCCTCTTTCATAATTGCCAACATAATAAGTCACGCTTCCGTTCTTTTCCTTTGTCGTCTCTTTCAGATGTGTCAGGAAAGAGAAAGGCGGCACCTCAACCAAGCCATTTGATGTTCTGATTTTAATGGCCTTCTTTACCCAGTCTTCAAAGGGCATGAAATTAGCCCCTTTAATCCTCATAATGCACTCAATTGATTTGTCACCAACAAAAGCCAAACAGAAAACATCTATCGCACAGCGACAATATGACTTCCTATCTCGACTGCGATACTGGCAAGAACTATCACAAGGCCCGTATTTAGAGCCTTTACGGGACTCATCGTAAGCGACAAAATAATTGCTCTGACAATTGTTTTTCATGTTGTCCTGATCGAAATAAATAAACCGTTTTCGCATAGTCAGAATAGCGATATTCTGGACAAGAAAGCCATCATCGACAAGATTGCCATCTTGATCTGTTTTTTGGCCAAGCACCCATTTTCCGAGAGGATGCTTTGAATCCTCATTGTAGTTAATTCGTAGATCAGGAATTCTCTGAGAATCACTGACAACATCATCTTTTTTCTTGAAAGACATAATTCTTTCCAGCATCGCTTCGTCTTTAATTATCATTTCTGTACCTGTAGACATAATTACCTCCATTTTTTTGATTTAAAGTTATGGAAAATTTTCCATGACTTGTTTAATTGAAAACAATTAAAATAACTAATCGATTAATTTAATCACTCATATATTATTTGATAACATAAAGATTTATTTGGCAAAATAATTTTACCAGTTAAATTCTACCTTTACCGAGTAAAAAGCTTTTTACGCAATACAATATTCCTCAGAAGCTCCCTTAACAGAATCAGAAACCATTGTCTCCAACTCCCCTCTACGACTTATGGCCATTTGGATTAACATATCTTTGCGCTGGAACATTGCTCTTTCTGTTGCTCTCATATAATCCCGCTGCACTCTAGACTTGATAATCTGTGAACGTATATTTTGATATCGCTCATCAAGGTTAACCTGTTTATCAATAAACGCTTCAGAGATCTTACGCTTGTCTTTTTCCGCAGCAAATCTAAGCTCTTCAGCAATCTTAGCAACAATAATGTCTCTTTCTAACTTCAAGGCATCATGTCTTGCCTGTGCCTGAGCATGTTTTTGAGCAGCGAACAAAAAACGACTTGCTTGTTCAGATAACTCAGTGTCTAAATCGTTTTCATCAATCTTAGTCTCCATGAATTTTTCTGTCTTCTCTGTCATTAGTCTCTCCTTTCATTTTGATTTTTTTTATATTCCCAGGTTCTCCAAGTGTCTTCCCAAAAACAATTGTCCTTACAATACGGCTTTTCCTTATCTTTCCTGGATAACATCTGTCCTTTCTTTTTACTGCCCATATCGTTTGAGAATTTTTCAAACGAATCTAACCATTCTTGGCATGTCTGATCCTTTGGCAACCTATAATAGGTAAAATACAGAGGATGTTTAGACTTACTCATAATCTTACTCTTACAAACTGGACAGGCTGGCACCTTATAAGTTGGCAGACGGAAACCGTATCTAGAAATCTCAGTGCCACACTCGCACCTACAGATCCATTTTACATTTCTATCAGACGAATGCTCATCGTCTCGCCTTATAACTGTCAGAAGCCCGAACTTTTTACCTGTCAAGTCTTCAATTTTTTTACTTATTGTGCAATTCATATAAGCACCTTTATTTATTTATCATTTTTGATATTTTTTTAATATTTTTTTCAAAAACATCTCCTACTTTTTCCATTTGGTAAAATGCATACTGCGGAGAATGGCTGAAAAAGACATAACAATCGAATTCCTTGTTGAAGAGAATCCTATTGTTTATCTTACTTTTCTTTTTTCCAGGTTCAAAAACCTGAGTGGCTTGGGCAGAGCAGCACAATATCAACTTTGGCTGCACAGCGTTGATCTCATCACGCAGATGCTCAAGGCATGTATCTTGGCAGAATTTTGGCACCTTATTGATATCAGAATGACACTTAAAAACAGACGTATAATATAAAAGCTTTTGTCGTAGACCAAACTTTTTGAATATTGTCAGAAGATGTCTGGTGCCCCTATCTTTCAAATTCTCTGTTTCACTCTTAACAGGGTTGTTAATAACCATAATCGGCGCTGCATTAGAAAATCTCTTAGGCCTCATAAGGTTTTTTTCATTTCGCTTAGAACATTCAGATATCTTAGAAATAAACAGAGCATACTGGCCTTCATTTACTTTATTTCCTGTCTCTGGTATCATTGGAAGATCAACATATATTGACAAAAACTCTTTCAATTGTTTGTCACGCTCAATCTTATCTGACTCTTTAACACCAAGAGACTCGAAAGCTCCCGCTTGAACCAATCTTTCCCTAATGCGAATATTGCAAATCCTTTTCGCTATAGAATCTGTAAAATGCTCAAGAGATCGATATACAGGAGGATCAAGTAATTTCCTAACCCTTAATATTTCATTTACGGCCTTTTCGCCTACGCCCTTAATTGTGCCAAGAGGAGCGCAGATTTGGCCATCTTGAACTGTATAATTTTGAAACGATATATTGATGTCAGGCATCCTTACATGAAAATTCTCAAACGTAGCCTCCTCTATCAATTCAATTGCTTTTTCCTCAGACGCAAACGATAGCGAAGCAGCATAAAACTCAAGAGGGTAATGGGCTTTCAAATATCCACACCAAAAGGACAACAGCGTGTAAGAAACAGCATGAGACTTGTTAAAGCTATATTCTGCGAATTCAGCCATCTCACCAAAAAGACGTTTTGCAATGTATTCGCTAATAGAATTGTTCTTACATCCTGCAATAAATTTTTCCCTATATTTGTTGAACTCTGTCTTACCTGCTGAATCACTAATTATCTTACGCATTGTATCTGACTCTGCCCAGGTAAACCCTCCCAACTGAGAAAATATCTGCATTATCTGCTCTTGATAGATCATTACTCCTTTGGTCTTAGCCAATATTGGTTTTAATTCATGACACAGATAGTCTTCTAAGGTATGGCCACTTGTGACTTTCACATAGCGACTTGTCTGACCTGAATTCATACTGCCTGGCCTGTGCAAAGCCGTAGCATCTACTATATCCAGGAACCGAGTGATTTTAAGATCTTTTAGAAGCGACTGGATAGACTCACTTTCAAACTGAAAGCACCCAAGCGTCTTGCCGCTATTAAACAGATCAAGGGTCTTTCTATCATCAAGTGGAATTTTATTAAAATTTATAGATTTGCCAGTTTTATCTTTAACTAACTTTTTCGCATAACTTAGCATTGACAATGTAGTTAGACCTAAAATATCCATTTTCAGTAATCCAAATTTTTTACACTGTCTCTTGTCCCAATTGACAACAAAAGTATCTCCCTTACGTCTCTCAAGTACCCCACTCTCTAAAAGAGGATTGGCAGAAATTATCATACCAGCAGCATGAATACCGCACTGACGGATAATGCCATCTAACTTAATAGCAACATCAACTATTTTTTTGTTATCGTCTGATTTATTGTAAAAACTGCGAAGAGCAGAAACCTCATCAAAAGACTCAGCATCTTCAATCTGTGTAGACAATTGATTAACTTCTAATATATGCTTGCCATAAACGCGACAAACATCTCTAAAAGCACCTTTCAGACCCATTCTGGAATAAGTGTTTATATGACCAGTATATTCCTGACCATATTTATTTTTAATGTAATCAAAAACCTCATGTCTTCTGTTATCTTGAAAATCTATATCGATGTCTGGCAGATCAATTCTATCAGGATTTAAAAATCGTTCAAAATACAATCCGAATTCAATAGGGTCTACCTGAGTAATTCCCAACAGATAACATACTAAAGATCCCGCTGCGCTGCCTCTACCTGGACCTACCATAATGCCATTGGCATTAGCCCAGTCAACAATATCCTTAACAATCAGAAAATATCTAACAAAGCCAAGTTTTCGGATAATACCAATCTCATGCATAAGCCTCTTGTGATAGATATCTCTATTCATTTTTGACAATATCTTTTTCTGCCAGCCTATAGTTAAGGCGTTCTTGAGCGCCTCCATATCATCCTCATAAATTTGTGGCAGTTTCACAGAAAAAGAAGGCATATGAATATTGATCTGGCTGTAAATTTTATATATGTTGTATGCAGCACTGCTGATACACGCTGTCGGTATATATTTTAGGGCATCAAGACTTTCTTTCATCTCTGCCATCGACTTGATATAAAATTTACTATTGCTTGCAGTGTCTTCAATCTTTTTATTATACTGAACAGACATCAAGATATCATGAGTATTAGCATCACTGGGATAAGCATAATGTGAGTCATTGGTGAAAATTAGAGGGATATTCTGCCGTAAGTTTAAAAAAATTGCCCTCACATTAACAATTTTCTGAAGGTCTTTACCTGGCTGTTTTGAATCCATCACAACATGAGGCATGAGTTCCAGAAAAAAGTCATTCTTGTACTGTCTAACGAACTGAGTGGCCAGAGATTGATAGTTTGGCCTCGACAGAATACCAACACAACAAGCCGAAGAAATAATGCAATCTTGGAAGTCTAAGGCCTGTTTAAACGACAATCTTGGCCTTTTATAAAATTGCTGATTCGCTAACGTCAATTGTTTCATTATTGATTTAACACCTGACCAATTCTTAGCCAAAACAGTCAGATGATAGCGTTGCTCATTTTTATCGGGTTCTATATCGTCTACCAGATAAAACTCACAGCCAATAATAGGCTTGAGATGTCTCTTTTCTGACTCAACGAACACCTCTGTCATGGCACTAATACTTGCATGATCTGTGACTGATACAAACGGATAGCCAAGCTCCAATTGTCTTTCTGCAATCTCTTCAACCCTTGCTAAGCCATCAAGAGGGCTGTATTCGCTGTGACAATGTATCATCTTTGCCCCCTAAACAAACTGCGCCTTAGATTTAATATACTCTAACGATCCCATATCTTTTTTACAATTCTGTTTCTCAGGATCATAAACCGCAGATGGCTCCCTATAAGCCTTTTCTACCAGACCTTTTAATGCGGCTGCCTCACCCTCCTCTACTATTAATTCATCTATTTTTAAGCCAACATCTTTATCTTGCCGACCTCTATAGTACTTATCATAGCAATCAGTACAACAGATAAAACTCTCGGGCCTACGTTTTAACCGTGTCTCTTCACTGAGATCCTCTTTGTTGTAATATACCTTATCCCCAACACTCAGAGATTTACTACACTGGAAGCATTTGCTCTTGTACTTAGCTCTTATTTTTCTCCATCCTATTGTTTTTTCCATCACTAATTACTCCTTTTTTTCTCAAAACAAGTTATGGAAAATTTTCCATAACCTGTTTTTATTTTATTTTGTTGCAGACGCTATAAAGCTATCGAATAAGCTACTAATTGAAATTTCTGGCTCCTCTGGTTCTGATCTTTTAATTTCAACTTCAATAACTGGATCTTCTTCAACCACAACCTCTGGTTCAATAATTTCCTCTGTGACTTCGATTGTCTCTGTTTTCTTTTCAAGAGTCTCAGCCAAATCATTGATTTCATTTGAAAACTCGGTCATAATATCAGCATAATTTTCAACAAACTCTGCCTGGCAAGCAACACCCTGATTGCAAGATTTACATTTCTCAGAGTTGGCCTGAAAACAAGCTGTCCCAAAACAGTCTTTCTTACCGTCTTTAGGTGGCTGAAAAATTGCCTCAATGTCTGTCATAAGTTTTTCTACGATTGCTGTCATAACTCCCCCTCTATAAATTAAGTAATCGATTAATTTAACTCTTGTCTCAAAGCGAAACGAATATTCTCAATACCGCTGCGAACTGCCCTATATCGCATATTGGCCTTGTCCATAAGCGCTGCTTTAAGGTTTCGCTTTGGTTGCTGGGATAAATTGTCCTCAAACCCCTCTGATACCATTGTCTCCAGCAACTTCAATTCAGTATCGCTAAAAACGCCTATATAATCTAACAAAACGCAAGGATCTGTTGTTTCTCCAAGATACTCTACATAATCGCAATTAACTTCCACATAATTATATTTCATTCGTCTTTTCCAAGCGCGTACATGATTTGTAAACACTGAATACAAGTATGTTTTTTGCTTTGTGCCTGCGTTAGTTATAAACTTTCTCATCGCCTGTTCCTTAACTAGCCATAGCTCGTTATAAACCTCTTGATATTCAACTGCATAGCCAAGACCACTTAGGTGTTTAAACCAGTATTTAGCGTATCGCATAAAATCACTTTCTGTCATCTTCCCCTCCCTCCCCATTTTAACTAAACTAACTAAGTGTTTACTTTAACAATAAACGCGCTGGTATATAGCCTCCACAAACTCTCTATCATCAGACCCAAGAGAATTTAAAAAACCCAACTCATAAGCCAACCTTAAATCCCCAAAATCTACTATCATTTCACATATGTTGACCAGATTTCTGGTAGAGATCGGACAAGTGCATTCCTCTTTTTTGAACGCCGCTCTGATCAAATTTGCAAACTTTAGCATATTAGACAAGATTCGGTCTGGACGCTTGTCCTCAATGCCTGTTTTTCTAATCAAAATCTCTTGTTCAATTTCTCGATCAAGATAATCATACATAGAAATCATAGACCATCTATTCATCGTAGCGTAATTCTGCGGAGTAGTTCCTGAGTATAAGCCTGACTCATCTCCTCTGCCAACAGTGTTTGCTGTACCAAAGATCACAAAATCCTCTGGAACCTCCAAGACTTCTGAGTTTTCAGTAATGGTCAGGCTGGAACCTTCCAAAACCGTCTGCAAGGCCATACCAACACTGGGATTGACGCAATCTATCTCATCGAGTAATAGAACGGCTCTTTGTTTGATCGCCTGGGGAAGTAACCCGTACTGGAAGACCATGTCTTTCCCCTTCAAGATCCATTGACCGATGAAGTCGGCCCTTGTGATATCTGAATCAAAATTGATCCTGTAAAACGGCAGATTAAGACGAGCGCAGACTTGCTCTATAATAGAGGATTTTCCTGATCCTGTCGGGCCTGAAAACAACAGACGCTTTTTAGGTTTTTGAAGTGCATAAAGAACTTGTTTCAGCTTATCTCTGTCAAAAACATAACCAGGATCAACTTTAGGAGTTGTCTCAAAAGGCTTGTCGTATCCTTCAACTATATTGATTTTCTGAAATGCCTTGACGCCAAAGGTGTTCTCGATATCAAACTCTTTTTTCTTGATCTCTGGACCTTCAGATTGGATTTTTTTCAGACGCTCTTTGGCCAAAGGCGACAATATCTGAGCTTCAGGAAATTGTTCCTGATATTCAGACATTTTTATTTTATGATCATTCAAAATATGAGGAATCAAAACATGATCCTCATAGCCACATATAGAACATTTTACTTTTGACAAATCAGCATTATTTAATTTCATATCCCCTCCCCTTTTTATTTAAAACACTATAAAATCAAATTAATTAATAACTTATATTAATATGCTCCATTTGTCAACACTTTTTTTTATTATTTTTTACTTTTTTTTACTAATCAAAACAAAAAACAAGTTATGGAAAATTTTCCATAACCTTAAACCTTTAAAACGCTCCTAAGCCCCTCAAAAAGCTTAGTTGATAAATTTTTAACGTCATTGACAACTATGTGCTTAGGGTAAAACTGTGATACTTTTTTAACTGCGTCTCCTATTGCAATTCCAATTACCTCAACTCCTCTCTTTTTAGAATTTTCAACAACTTTTTTTAAGTAATCTTCTCCTACTTTAGAAGAGGCAGACGAACAGACATATCCATCGCACAAAACAAAAAGAATCTTACGTTTTTCTTTGCGTGTCTGGAGATGCCTAACGGCCAGATTGACATTTTCCCCATCACAGTTTTCAACATGACTTAAATTGATATAATTACCGATACGATTTTTAACTTTCTTAGAATATGCCTCATCAAACTTTTTGAATATATAAGTCATTAACGGCTCAACCCGACCATACTCAACGCTATAACACTCTTCTGAGGGTCTTTTTGTAGGTATCTTAGTTGTATATCCCCACACAGCGCTTTTAATTCGAGTTAATTTAAGCGTTTCTAAAAACAACACAACAGATTGAAAAGCCATTCTGTGTCTATCATTTTCTCTGACCATTGAAAAAGACATATCAACTAAAAACATAATAGCTGTATCAGACTCTTTAGATGCAATCTTAGTTTTAAAAACTTTATTATTGCCAGTTTGCACTCTGGCTAATGCCCTATTATTAATTTTTCCCTGATCCCTATCATTCAACCATTTTTCAAAAACTTTTGCCTGGAACATATTCGCTATCTTAGTTTTTACTGTATTTAAAGACCCTAAAGACCGCTTTAAATCAGAGAAAACCCGTTCCTGAGAACGATTATCTCCCTTGTAACGAGAGACACTATATTTCTTAGCATTAGATGCTTCAGGTACCTGGAGCATCTCATCTTCTGATTTGTCGTAAACAAGATAATCAGAACGCTCTAAAGCCTTATCATGCATCGTTCTTATTTTAGTTTTTAACTTTTCAGATGGATCAGAAAATTTGCTTAAATCTGGTATTTTTTTAGGTTGTTCTAATTCTGCATCCCCACCCTGATCTCCATCTTGCTGCTCTTGCTGCTGTTGTTGCTGTTGTTGCTGTTGTTGCTGTTGTTGCTGTTGTTGTTGTTGTTGTTGCTGTTGTTGCTGCTGTTGTTGCTGTTGTTGCTGTTGTTGCTGTTGCTGTTGTTGCTGTTGTTGCTGTTGTTGCTGTTGTCCTTGTTCTTGTTCTTGTTCTTGTTCTTGTTCTTGTTCTTGCTGCTTCTCTTGTCCTTGCTGTTGCTCCTGATCTTGCTGTTGCTCCTGATCTTGCTTTTGTTGCTTTTGTTGCTTTTGTTCTTGCTTTTGTTCTTGCTTTTGTTCTTGCTTTTGTTCTTGCTTTTGTTGTTGCTCTTGTTGCTCTTGTTGCTCTTGTTTATAAATTTTAAGAATGTCTTTAGCCATTCTCTCTGCGTCTCTTGTTGATTGCAGAGAATCCAAACGCTCAAAAAAATCATTACCAAAAATGTCTTTAATCTCATTGCAGAAATTATATTTTTTATGAAGGGCATAACCAATTTGTCTACGCCCTTCGTAAAAAATTTTCCCATAAGGATGATTAAAATCCATCTCGTCATTATCTAATAAGTAATTAGTGGTATTATTTAGATTTAATTTCGCACCAGGATATTTTTTAGACATCTCTTTTTCAATACGGATATCCTCCAAGAGGTTAGTGGTCATCTTAACCTCTGGATCACAAATCTCATAAAACTCAGAATGCAGAACATGGCTAACTTCATGATCAAGATAGCCATTTAAAATTTGAAACTCTTCTTCTGTCAACTCTGAATTTTCTGGAAGAGATGGCAAGATTATTGTTTCACCATTTGTCATAGCATCTCGTCCTTTAAATTGTACGGTTATATTGTATTTATTCGATATCGTTCTTGCCACTTTTTCTAAAGTTGACATATTATCCCCTTTTTTTATTTTAAAATAATTAAGTAATTAGTTTAATTATTAAACACGTAAAACCGTTTTATCCCCCTTTTAAAACCGTTTTTATTTTCACCCTGAATATCTCCAAGATGCTCATATAATTACATATTTCAACCTACTTGTCAACAGTTATTTTAGCAAAAGCTAACCATGTAAAATAACTAATAGATTAATTATTGACAATTAACTTTTTTATATTTATAGTTAATTAAAAAATAAAATAATTATTTTTTTAATTAATTATTTTATTTTTTTAATATTAAATTCAAAAAAAAGGATCATAAATATGGCAAACACAGACAAAACCAAAGCAGCTCATATAATAGTAGGCTCGCTACTAAAAACACACAGAGAGGAACAGGGGATTACTCAAAAAGATATTGCAACTGATTTAGAACTAAGACACTCAAATTTTGTGTCTATGTTTGAATCTGGAAAGACCCCAGTTCCTCTTGGAAAATTAACTCAAGTATTAAGAGCATATCAAATGCCTAAGAACTTGCTGCCAGCAATTCTTAAGAGTACCAACCTGGAAGCTTATAATTTACTAACCGATATATTGGAAGCTCGTAAAGATCTAATAGGTCTATCAAAGAAAGAAATTAATGAAAAAATTGACAAAGAAATGAAAGATACTTTAGTTGCTTATGGGCTGGAAGGCTTAGCAGCTATCCAATCTCTGTAAGCCATGATATATCTTGGCAGACCATGAGTATTCCTCTGAGTTAATTAAGGCATCGTATAAGGCGTCTTTTTCAAGCTCGTCAGAGTCTCGACCATTTAGGTCCACTATTTTGACTTTCAGCAGATTAGTCAACTTCGAGGCAAGCTCTTGCTTCTGCCAATAAGCGTCTGTATCCCAAGCCAGGAATAAAACTCTTGGCTTTAAACGCTTTATTATGCGAAGTTGTTCTGGAGATATCTTTTTCCCGAAAGACGCCACTACACTCTTGAAACCTGCCTTATACCAGCCGTAGACGTCAAAAACGCCTTCAGACAATATCAGGTATGGCTGATCTGTTTTAATGGTATTAGCATTATATAGATGCTGAGATGCTCTGAAGTGATCTGGAAACAAATATTTTATCTTTTGTTTTCCAGATATGTCTCGTCCTGTCCATCCTACCAGCTTACTGCCAATAGAATATACTGGGATAATGATCCTTTTCCCAGTAAACTTTAATTTATTCTTAATACGGATATTATCAGGGCTGTATTTAATTGAAAAGCGATCTATAAGCTCTGGAGAAATGCCTCTTTTTTCAAGATACTGCATTGCATGATCTGGAAGAGATGTCATTTCAGGAACCCAAAAATCAGTATCACGCTCTTTATGTAGAAAACGACTGTCTTCTGTTTCCATTGCTTTGAAGGCAGCACTTGTTCCTCCAGTCATGGCTCTAACAAACTTATTTGCATGAAAGCCTTCAGAGCAATAAAAACATAAGCCTATATTATCTTCAACAGAGACATATATCTTTCCTGACTTACCACACCAAGGACAGTCATCTTCTATGATAAGCTGGGAACCATCTCCTGAATAGCTATAACTGCAATTTTCAGTAATAAACTTCTCTAAGTTAATTCGCTTCATTTATCCAATCCAATCCAATCCAATCCAAAACACAAAAACAAGTTATGGAAAAGTTTCCATAACTTGTTTTTTTATTATTCCTCGTCTCCAACTTCAAACGTTTTAAGACATTCGCTGCATTCAAGTGTCTCTATGTAAAGAGGCTCTTCTTCTTCTATATTTTCCTTATGGCAATCTGGACAAGTCCAAATCCAAATATCAGCTTTTTGATAGTTTACTTTTTCCATGCTCTTTCTTTCCTTTCTTTTTCAAAACCCAAAACTTTAAAAGTTTCTTTCTTTTTCTTTCTCTTCTGTCAACACTTTCTTTTGCAATTCCCAGTATAAATAACACGGAAATTAAGAGATAAATATTTTCCCCTTTCTTTTCTTTTTTATATTTTTTAAATGAAAGTTCATTTATTTGGCAATCTTTTTTTATTTTTTTTTATTTGTTGATTTTACTTGCAATCCTGACGGACTTGGTATCCATTTTTTGTTGATTTTGGCCTTAAATTTTTTATGAAACTGTTAAAAAACTGACTTTGCCTTAAAAAAGGGATTGCAAAACAAGCTATGGAAAGGTCACAAACGAACAAAATAAAAAAACAAGTTATGGAAAATTTTCCATAACTTGTTTTGTGTTTTTGGGGAAAACTAAAAGTTTTTATTCATCTCCGAGATACTCTGTATAAAAGCGACCGAAATTATAGGCTGTTGATATCTTGAAGGTAGTGGAAGGCGAGTTTCTTGATTCAGAAAAATGAATCCTTAGTTTATTTTCGGCCATCTCTTCTTTGGAGGCGGATAAAGTGATGATCTCATCAGCGACCATGATCTTTCCCCAACTACCAGCAATATCTTCGCCACTGATAACATGCTTTTTTGAGCCTACTCGATTAACCTGGCTTGCCGTTATAACAGGGAGGTTCATCTTGGTTGCTAATGCCCTTAACTCCTCAAAGACACCCTCTTGTTCCTCCCATTTGTCATTATAGCGAGAAGACGGCTTTAAGAGATCTGCATAGTCAACAACAATCAGATGCGCTTGAATGTCTTGTTCAATTTTTAATTTTCGGACTTGGCGCTCGATTTCGCTGACAGTCAGATGCTTGGTGGGATATTCATAGATCATTAACTTTGATTTTGTTTCAATAGATTTGACTTTCTCAGAAACTTCCTGAATTCGTTCTGGCAACTGTTTGATCTGAACATTTGAGTTCATTGCATCTAAACGGTCAGACACAACCTCTTTCGACACCTCACAGGTAAAGTGTACAGCGTTAAAACCCTGAAGTGCTGCACAATTTGAGAACCATATGAGCGATTGAGAGTTGTGGCTGATTAAGCCATTGGATACAAAGCTATGAGTACCTGGTATGGTAAAATCGACAGTATGCGCTTCACTATCTGAAATAGAATTAATCTGAGTGTATGCAAACCCTCCACTGACAATATATCGTAATTGATCAGACGCTTCCCCATATATTCCAGCTTTATCAAGCCTATCAATTATCCTTTTTGCAAATTTGATTGTTAACCGTCTTACTTCGCCATCTGGAGGATTTATGAAGCGATTAATGCTATAGTGTTCGGACTTGTTGAATAAGCGTCTAATCGTCCAATCTGCGCTTCTAATCTCATTAATTATCCCTTTCATCAAACCAGTTGACTCTGGTATCCAATCCCTAACTGTAGATGGACTGAAAACATCTGGCAGGAGATTATGCTTTTCGGAATGATACAGACCAATCTCGTTTTTGAACTTAACAAGGTTTTGGCCAGATATTTTAAGTTTCCAGTAATCACGCACAATTTTAGTCCCATTGGTAGCGCATGATTTTTTTAATGTAACTTTTGATATTATGCCGCAGTTTAACAAGAGCATCTGAGTTTGTTGAATTATTTTTTTAGAGGCCATTGTTATCTCAAAATGAACAGTTGATTTATTTGATTTAATTACAGAGCCTTCAATACTTAACAGTGTCGATAAAAATGATTTTACATATTGCTTAGGAGATTGCAGGATGGCTTTTGGGATCTCTTTGTTAGCCGCTTTTGACATAGACATTGCCATATCTTCAGTCATTTCGTGTTTACCCCAAATTTGTTGGCCTGTTTTTACTACAAGCCAGTCATTAACTTTTAAATCCTGCATTTCTTTCCAGACATGCTGACCTTTTTGCATTACCAAAACTGGGTGGTGCCAGGTACCCTCTAATTCAAGACCAAGATTGGTTATGATTTTTTTAGTTGGCGTTATTCCTGAATTATAGACATGGCTTGTATCTTCCATGCCATTCACTCCCAATATCTGTATTTCTTTAGGCGTAAACTGATCTACTGATAATTCCTTCGGAATATAGGCCCCAATCTCAACTAAGCCATCTTCGGTAAAACATAAGGTATCAGTTTTTACGCATTTTCCTTTCTTTGGCGGGGCTATAATTGCGTAAAGCTCTTTAGGGAACCAGCCGTTCTTGTGCAGCGCTTCATCCATACGACGAATACCAGTGCTAATACCAACTCGTTTGATCTTTGATTCCTCTGTTCGCCTCTTGGTACGTTCTTCGATTGTTTCCAGATAATCATAAGGCTCTTTCTCGATCTCTGTTGTGATACGGGCTATCCCAGCCATTCTCTTTTCAATCGATTGAAAGTCGTTTTTAGGCAAGAGTTTGGCTATAGAATCTTCAATCAGTTTTTTAATTTCACGGTTTTTCAAGAAAGACACTAATTCTTCAAGGACATATCGGCTATCTGACGTTGAGATTTCTCTTAATCTCTTAAATTCGCTTATATAGGCCCCTACGTCCTCCATATCGGCCTTTTTATCTTTTATCAATACCTTCATATACCCTGTGAAGCCCATAGGCGTCAGCGCGATCTCATAGCGTTTAAAGAAGTCTATGGCCATCTTGCCAATATTATGTTGTATTGTCCCTTCAAAATACTCTGGTTTTAAGTGTCTAACTGCAACCAGACAAAAATCACGATCTTTTAACAGACATGCTAATATTTTGTCTTGATATTCCTGGTCTATAAGCATACCATATTACCTCCTTTTTTCAATTAGTGAGTAATTACTGATTTTTCTGTTTTGTAAATAAAAAAACAGATTTTGTCTATTGTTTGATAGAATCAGAATTTGTTTGGCAGAAAAAAATAAACCCAGGCCAAATCTTGACCTGGGTTTATTCGGAGGTAATAGTGATGCTTGCGATAGAATTATTATAACTTAAAAGGAATTGTGTCCTTATTTTTACTTAAATAACTATATATTGCGCTGTTGGCAAGTTCAGAGAGAGACTTGTCTTTTTCAACTGACAAAAAACGAAGTGCCTTTAAATACTCAGGTTTTATTTTAAAACCCCAAGGCACACCCTCTAATTTTTTTCTTTTTCTCTTTTCCATACATTGACTCTTAATAGTTTAAAAAAAAATTATTTAAGTAATTAATTAATTATATTAACAGACAGACAATGTCAAGGGAAACTTTTTTTAATTTTTTTAAATTTTTTTAAATTTTTTTGCCAAAAAAATCCTGATTTAATCAAACAATATATGAAGGGACAGGTGTAACAGATAAACAATAATATGAATGGAGGGAGGAAGGAATGAATAAAGAGAGAGTAACGTTTGATGCGAGGATAAAAAAACAAATGCAAATTGAAGACTACCTTTCATACACAGAGGAAGACACATTAATATCAAATCCTAATATTTACAATGGGGTTTTCTATAGAAAAATGAATATCAGGAATATTAGGATGCAGAAAATTACTGACTCAGATGTGCCAATTGTTGATTATACTGACTTAGCAAATGATCATTTTTTAAATGACTGGCAAACCACAATCCTTCAAAACATACTGAAAAAAAAGAGGTTAGCCTATTTTAAAAGTATCGAGGAAGTATCACACAACAGGAACACACATAAATTTTTTGGTATTTTTAATAGAATCTTTCTATATAAAAAATTTGGAATCACCAGGATAACCCAGGCAAGACAAAGCATCTGGCATGAACTTATTTCCTCAATCAGTACATTAGATTTTACACTATTGATTACTGAGGAAAAAATATCAATTGATCATAGAAAACAGAGGTCTATAATACGTAAGCTTAAAGAAATTGACAAAACCATTAATAAATCTGATTACCTTATCCCAATTGAGTACGAAGATAAAATCAGAAAACAATGTCATGAGGCACTGCGATAATGTCAGCAACTATCTATATCAACAATAGTTTTTGTAAAGTAGAATCAGATCAAGACTGGATACATAAAGAAATCTATGACGTATTAAGTTATGAAATCCCTAATGCTCATATCATTAAGCGTAGATATGGCAATTATGCCTGGGACGCAAAAGCATCTATGTATAATCGGAGACATAACCAGTTTCTGACTGGATTGCTTGATATCGTCAAAAAATATCTAACTACAAGCGAAATCCCTTTTCAAATAGTTGATAAGCGAATAGAGCCAACAGGGAATCCTGCTGAAAACCCGTTTGATCTGGAAGGCATTAAGCTATACGATTTTCAAAAACAGATAGTTACTAATTTTTTAAAACATAAACGAGGAGTTATTCAAAGCCCAACTGGATCAGGAAAAACTGTTGTAGCTATATCAATATTTCAAGCACTTGGTGTACCAACACTATTCTTAACTCATCGAAAAAATCTCTTGTATCAGACGGCTGAACGGTTTGAGAGGCATATCCCAGGGGTAAAAAAAATAATGGGAATAATTGGGAATGGAGAATATAGTGACAATTTTTTAACTATCGGCACAGTACAGACAATATACAAGATGCTAAAAGATGCAAAATTCCTTAATCAATATAAACTCTTGATTGTAGATGAAGCACACAGAATATCTGCAAAATCTTTCTTTAAGATCTCTGAGAAGTGCGAGAACGCCTTTTATCGAGTAGGCCTTACCGCTACCCCTTTTATGCAAAAACATAACAGAGACAACCTTATCCTTAAGGGAGAGATAGGCGGATTGATAACAGAAATAACTCCATCACAATTAATTCAAGAGGGAATTATTGCTAGACCTCATTTTGCTTTCCTGCCCATTACTGAGAAAATTAAAAAGAACTGTTCCTCCTGGCAAGAGGTTTACCAGCAAGGAATCGTAAAAAACGAAATTAGAAATAACTTAATTGCAGAGCAAGCTTCAAAATTAATAAAAATGGGAAAAAAGCCTCTTGTCGTTATACAAAGCATTGAGCATGGCAGAATCTTAAGAAACTTAATTCCTAAAATACATTCAGACCGAATTGTTATCGATTTTATTAATGGGAAAAATTCCATTTCTGAAAGGAAAAGAGCATTAAACGGCTTAGATAATGGTACGCTTAGCACATTGATAGCAACTAATATATTCGATGAAGGAATTGACATACCATCAATTGACTCTGCAATATTGGGAGGCGGAGGTCTTTCTGCTCCAGCATTTTTTCAAAGATGTGGTAGAACTATGCGAAAAAAAGAAAACAATTATTCTATTATTATTGATTTCATGGATTATCAACACTCAATGCTACTAAAGCATTCTCGTCAGCGCTTAGCATATGTTAAGAGTGAACCTGAATTTAAACTCTTAAATTAAGATATGGAAAATTTTCCATATCTTTTTTTGTTAATTTTGATATTACCTTTTTTGTCTGAATTTGTCTGAATTAATTACTTACTTAGTTGAAAAGGTAATAAAAAAATGGAGAATAAATTGGCATTATTAGAAAAAGAATTAATCATAGTTGAGCAATATTCAGAGAGGCTAAAAGCCTTAGAATTGGAATACCACAAAAAACGAAAAATTTTAGATTTAGAACTAAGAGCAGAGTTGAAAAAACTAAAAGAAACAGGAAGATTAGGCAATGGTTTGTATAAATAATTAATTTTATTGAATAATAGAAATAATTAATTTTTTTAAATTTTTTTGCCAAATAAATTCTGATTCTATCAAATAATAGATAAAATGCTATTGAATGATAACAATAGCCAAAACCTTAAAGGAGATAGAACTTGTGAATAAAGAAAAATCAGATTTAGAACAAGCTCCTAAATATGATGACAATAAAGCCAGATTTGATCTAATACCGCCTTATCCTCTATGGGAACTTGCCAAGGTGTACAATATAGGGGCTGGAATAGAGTATCCAGAACACTCATGGGAAAAAGGCATAAGCTATTCTAGAATTTATGCAGCGCTGCAAAGACACTTAAATTCTTTTTGGGCAGGTGAGCGGTCAGATCCTAAAGACGGTCTGCATCATTTAGCTCATGCAGTGTGGAACTGTTTTGCCTTGATGGAGTATGAAATCAATCGACCAGAATTTGATGACCGAACTTTTTCAATTCCAGATGGCTTTAAGCGTACATTCGAGAAGAAAGATATGGCAGTCTTGGAGCAAGTTGAAAAATCAAAATGCATTGACTGCCCTTTTGGACCTAATACCGCCTTGCCCTCTTTGGGAGCCTGCATAAACGGAGATTGCTTGGCAACTAACGGAGAAAAGTTGTGAAAATTGCAATTGAAATCTTTGAAGACGGACAGAAACCTGTAACTTGTGCCAGAAATTTCAAAACAAGTGAATTTTGCCCTCAACTATTATCAACACGTTTTGGAACAGCATATCAGTGTCGCCTGTTCGGAAAGAGCTTTGGTACAGGGGAGGACTGTTTAGAAACCAGTGAAGACGGTTATATTATACCGCATAAAGAATGCTTACTCTTACGAGAGGAATAAATAATATGAAAATAATAGATCAATATTGGGAATGGGAGCAAAAACCAGAAAATGTCTTGAAGACAATAGAAAAGGCAGGGCGCACTTGCTATAAGTCAGAAGACAAGATTACTGAAGACTCTGCAAGGAAATTTGTTCAAATGATTGTTAATAATGGCCATCACTCAGTACTTGAGCATGTAATAGCGTCTATTCGTTTGATTACCAATAGAGGTGTTACTCATGAATTAGTTAGGCATCGATTAGCTTCTTATTCTCAGGAAAGCACACGTTTCATAAAACACAATGATATACATTTTATTCGGCCCGTCTGGATCGAAAAAAAGGAGCTGTTAAAAGAAGCAGCCAAAATGCAATCAGACATTGTTATATGGATTAATCATATGCAGGAATGTGAGAAAAATTATATGCACCTTATTGATTTAGGTTGGCGTCCTGAACAAGCGAGAGGTGTTCTGCCAATTGATTTGAAAACAGAGATAGTTGTTACTGCAAATGTCAGAGAATGGAGGCATATGTTTAATATGAGAGCTTCCATAAAGGCCCATCCCCAAATCAGGGCACTTTTTAAAGATATTCTGGTAGCATTTAAGCAGGAAATACCGATTATCTTTGATAATATTTAAACTAATCACTTAATTACTATACGGAGATGCTATGAAACATCTAGATTTAATAAGAGATGAATGCTTTAATAAAGAATTAAATAATTTTATCGACGGTTATCTCAACAGTAAACTGGGTAACCCCTATATAGATGAAGAAAACAATATAATGTGGTCTGAAACTTTTAAACCAGTTCTAAGCTGGTCTGAAGCAATAAACTTTTGCAATGATTTAAAAATCTTATCTTATAATGACTGGCGGCTACCGACCATTAAAGAAATGGTTTGTTATTTTGACTATTTGGAGATTAATCAACTGCATGATTGCAGTATAAATTCTACATATTGGTCTGCAACAGAATATTCCTATGATAAGGATTCTGCTTGGAGGTTTGATTTTTACAGAGGATCGGTTTTTTTTAGTAATAAGACTAATAAATATTTAGTACGTGCTGTACGCAATATGGAAACAACAAGAACAACAGAGAAAGAAAAAAGAAAAAGGAACAGAAAATAATGCCCGAACATGAAGGATATATAATTATTCTTGAGAATAAGATAAACGAAAAAGAATCGAATAAAATATTAGAAACTCTGAATATGATTAAAGGCGTTTTAAAAGTTGAACCTGTTATTTCAGACGCTGAGTTTCAAATCGCTGAATCAAGAATAAAAAATAAAATTTCAGAAGCGCTCTATGAATTTAAAGAAAGGTACTTGTAGTAAACATAATCGAATTAAGTCTATCAATAATCGGAATTACAGTAATAATTGTTTTCATTATTATTTGGGATACATACATTAGGGATCAAAATAAATAATTTTTTTGAAGCTATTTGTGTATGCAAGGAGCACTCCCCCTCCTGCTCCTAATTATTATAAATAGCTTCAAAAAAAGAGATGAGTTTAAATTTCAATACATGGTTGAATTAAAAGGATAAAATTTCATTGCACTAAAAAATATAATTTTTTAGAAAAATTAGTTCAGTGGTTCAAGGAAAGTTTTATTGTTCATTCGTAATGGAGGTTGCTTTTAAAAACTCATCTCTTTTTTTGAAAAAATGAAAAAAAGGAGATTGCACAATGATAGAAACAGAAAGATTAAAAACATTAGGTAAGATTTTGTTCCAGAAGTTAGGAGGTGTCTCTAAACAAGATGGCCGCATTATCAGAAGATTGCTAACACGAATTGAAGAGCTTGAAAACCAAATTAAAGCGTTCCAGAAGTCCGTAAAAGTTGTTGAAAACGATAAGTAACCAATTAATTAATTTAAAGGAGAAAAAAATGAATTTTAGTCAAATTAATAAAGTCATGATGATTGCTATGCCAGTAATGATGGAGATTGAGAAAGCAATGGCAGATAAAAAAATTACTTGGTCTGAATTAAACGATTTGATCTATTCTACAGTCGAAGTAACTTTACAGCAATTGGATATCGCAAATGCTGTTTGCTACGAACCGAAAGAAGATTAAACAAAATAGGTTATGGAAAATTTTCCATAACCTATTTTAAGTGAGGACTTATGTGGGGAAAGTCAACTCCAGTTATTGAAAAGATTATAGAAAAAACCTTAGATGTTATTGATGAATTAGTTGAGGATAAGGATAAAAAGAGTGAACTCAAAAATGCTTTATCTATTGCAATAGCTAAAATAGACGCAAAAGAATTTGAAGCGCTTATTAGATCACAAAAAGAGATTATAATTTCAGAGATTAAAGGAGAAAGCTGGCTTCAAAAAAACTGGAGGCCAGGTTTAATGGCTTTATTTGGTTTAATTATTTTTAATAATTATATTTTAAACCCTTATTTTTCTGCACTTTTTGATATTCACATTATGATAGAAATCCCTCCCAGTATGTGGAATCTTCTAAAAATTGGTGTTTCTGGATATATTGTGTCAAGAGGAGCTGAAAAAGGTTTAAAAATCTGGAAAGATAAATAGATATGAAAAATAAAATAGAAAAATATTCAGAATTGGCAATGATTAGGGCATTACCTGATTTTATAGTTGGAAGTTTAAACCCAGGAAGGCTTAAAAATAGGTGTGAAAAATTATTAAAGCTTGTTGATTCTGAATTAGCAAAGCTACCAGAACCAACCTACAATGAACTAAATAAAATAAGCGATAGAATAAAACTTTTTGGGAAAGCGTCAGGGTGGGAGGGAAAGCAAAGGCATACTGTTTCAGTCGTATCTTTTCTACTTGCTATGATAGAGGAAAGCAGCTTTTCGCACAACCAAAAAATTATAAATACCTTAAATGATATTTTTAATTATTTTGAAAGAAATAGAGATGCTAAGCCACTATGTTTAAAATCTGGAGAAATTGCCAGTCAAAAATGGGAGAAAGATAATGCAGTGTCCTTTTTATGAAGAATTTTCACAAGATCCTACACCAAAATCTTTTCCAGATAAATTCTGCCACATGAGTGGCGAACGTAAAGATGCTGACTGGTGTAAAGGCAATATGGTCAATTGCCCACTCACAAAAGAAGGTAGATTTAAACTGATGGAGGGAGTTAGAAAATAAAATGCAATCAACTATTGTTATTAATCAATTCCCTAGGTGGCTAAAAATAAAAGAAGCTTCCATTTATTCCTCAATTGGAGTAAAACGCTTAAAAGAATTAGCACTAAAAAAGAAAATTAGAGCATTTAAGGATCAAGACATTAAAACCAATGCATGGGTCTTTGATAGGTTGTCAATTGATGAATACAGATTGGCTCAAATTAACATAGATGCCAAAAACACACAAATTGCAAAAGATATTTTGAACTCATTATGAGAATATTCAAAAAAAAACGAGATGGGATTTACTACATTGAAATCAAAAGAAACAAAGTGCGCTCTTTAAAAACTAAAAATTTAGATGTTGCCAAAGAACGTTTTGAAGCCTTTAAACGTGAATATTATACTCAAAAAATAAAAGTTCTCGATAAGAAAAAACGCCTCAATTTATATGACTTCAAAAAATTATATATGGAAGAAAGATCAATTGCTGCAAATCTTTCAGATGATACTCGTAGAGCTGATGAGCTTGGACTACGTTTGCTGCAAGATACAATTGGTAATGTATCGATAAAAATTATCAATAAAAACCATATTAATGATTTTAAAATTAATTGTCTAAATAGAGGCGTTAGTCATATTGGAATTAATGTTTATCTACGTCATATCAGGGCAGCATTTAACTGGGCCTATGAAGAAAATTATATTGAAAAGAAAATAAAAATTGAATTATTTAAAATTGGCAAAGCCTTAGAACGTGTTTTATCTCCCCAAGAAAGAAGACTAATAATCAGTTGTGCAAAAAAAACAAAGCCAGAAATGCATCGTATAATATTATTCTCACTATATACTGGCACCAGACGCTCTGAAATATTAAACGCTAAATGGCAGAATGTATCTAATGATATTATTAAAGTTACAGGGAAAGGCCATAAAGAACGCTTAATTCCTTTAATTCCTCAAGCTCTGGAAGCAATGGGGAAAAAACAAAACTTTGGGCCTATTTTTAGGCAATGGCATAAAGACACTGTTAGTCACTATTATAAAAAAATTGCCAGAATGTGTAACATTGAAAATACTAATTTTCATGATTTAAGACATTCAGCAGCCACCCAAATGCTTGAAAACGGAATTGACATAAGAATAGTTCAATCCATTTTAGGACATGCCTCGATAACCACCACCCAAATTTACACTCATGTCTTGGAAAAAACCTTAAAGGACGAGATCAAAAAACTAAATTTTGATTAAAAAAATGGTCTGCAAAATGGTCTGCAATGGTCTGCAATTTACCCTCCAATTTGCTTAAGTTTGTCTAAGTTTGCTAAGGTATGAAATAAAAAAGGCCGCTTTATAAGCAGCCTAATTTATATATAAATCATTGATTTTAAAGAAGAGCCGACGAGCGGATTTGAACCGCTGGCCTGCTGATTACGAATAAGATGAGTAACCTCCATATGACAAGGCTTTACAAGAAATGGTCTGCAAAATGGTCAACAAAAAGTATCTTTATAGAACGAATTGACAAAATTTTGACACCATAAAAAGATTGACCTTAAACATATTTTTTTTTACATAATTACAAATTAAAAATTCACTTTTTATTAACAAAAAAACTAAATAAACCATTTTATACGTTATTGAAGATGAAAATAAATTTAAACCAAGCAAAAATTATTGCGACTAAAATAAAAGAAAAAGAGGGGCCAGATTTTACACAATTATCTGATAAAGAATTATTGTCTAATATTAAAAATATCATAATGAATTTTTCAGAACTCATAACAGATGAATTATTAGATGACACTTTCCAAACAATTTTAAATTCTGATTGGGATAATAATAACTATTCTCATTAAAGAAAAATTTATAAAAGAAATATCATTTTTTTAATGCTGTTAATTTTTTTTGGATGTCCCATAGTATGTTCCCTTTATGTAAAAAAAACGCCCCTAAAAAAACAGAGGCGTTCTATTTTGAAAATAGGGAGGAGCCTTCCCCAATTCAAACTCAAAACAGGTTATGGAAAATTTTCCATAACCTGTTTACATACCATAGGCATCAAACAAATTAAGAGTAACATCATACCAATCTGGATCAGGAATATTCACATAATCGGGTCTTTCCAGAGTTGGCCTAACCTTAATTGGAATTCCCTTATGATGAGAAAACAATACGCTTTTGGTTGTCCCATCACATAGAGTTAGTGTCATAACTGTTTGATCTGCCCTATCTCGTAACTGGATTAGATCATCAACAGTTGCTTTATTTAGCCAACTACAGTGTAGAGTAATTGGCTGTGTGGCTGAGTTTGGTGCAATGGTTTCTACAACAGCAGTTCCGTCTATTGTTAATCTGACTTTTTGAGGAACTGGAGTCCAATCCCATTGATCCTTCCAGACACAATCTTCACCAAGAGTAACAGTTAAGGGAATACTTGTGTCTTCTAACGTTGCTATGCCCATATCGCACTCCTAAACTAACGTTTCGCTAATAGGTAAAGATGGAGCCTGTCCTTGAATAATTCCATCCCTTACATATGCGTTGTTTCCAGCAGAAACGCTTGTCCCAATGGCAGTGAAACTATAACCATTAGGATCTGTTAATAAGGATGTTTCTGTTCCTACGCTAACAACTGTACCAACCCTGAAATCAGTTGTTGTTAATTTTGAAAATTTTGCGTATAAATTAATTAAACTCATTTTTTACTCTGAATATGTAATTAAGTCATCAATTGACGTATAATATGTTGCCTTAATCCAAGCCTCTGATCGAACTATATTAGATATACGAACTTCATCTGTAATAATTGCAGAATTATTATTTGCTGGCTTCCAGGTTGCAACATAGGTATCTCCCAGTTCTCCCAATAAGATATAGTCTAAATTACCAGATGCTGTACCGCTATCATTAAGAACCCCGTTAACAAAAAATTTATTCGATCCGCTTTCATGAGTACCAGCAATATATTCCCAAGTTACAGGTGTTGGTGTTCTGGAGCCAATGGAATATGAGCCAGAAGTTGTATAAAATAAAAATTGATCATTTCTGAGGCAATAATCGTAATAATTATGAGTAACATCAGATGGATTAGATATTAAATATTGTTCGCTTGTACTAGGCGCATAACACCAAGCTTCAAGCGTAATTGCATTAGGAATTATTGATCCTCCACAGTTTAAGTAATCATCTGACCCATCAAAAGCCAGCCCTTGATAAATTTTTCCGTTAACAAGATCTTCCTCTAACATAGTGCCGTAAGGAGTCGCATTGTTTGCAACTGTAGAATCACGTATCGCTCCAGTTGCTCCTCCTTCAGGACTTTCATTTAGGTGATATACAGCAAGGTAGTTAGCATCCCAAACATTAACAGCAGCAACCTGACCTGTATCTCCAATATAGGAAGTGTTGTCTACTACGTCTACATCATAGTACAGAGTTAAAACAGTTGTCTGACCAAAATACACTGTTGGCACCCTTACCCATAGCCACACTTCATTTGCAACTTCATCAAATTTTTCAATTTCTACATAACACTCATTACCTCCATCATCTTCAAT